TCTACAGCCTTAATGCCCATGTTTCTTACATTAATATTTTCATCTGATACTAGCTCCATAAATAAACCTGGATTACTGCGAGCAAAAAGTAATAAATCTCTTTTTAATTCTTTAGATGTCATATCTGAAACTGCATTACCTAGCTCGGTGCGCATAATAGCTTCCATATGATCAACATCTAACGACTTAGCTACAGATAATGCTTCTATTTCTAATTCTAAATAGTCAAGATCACTTTCGGCTTGCTTTGCATTATCAATTTCTATATATTTTTTGTTTTTTAAAGGGTGATATAAAGATAACAATTTTTGTAATGTTTGTTTTTCTTTTGGAACAACTAAAACACCGTCGTTAAAAACAATATGTTCAAGTTTTGCGTCACCTTTAAATTCATCAACAAAAGGACTTTTTTGATTTACAGCATATTTTAATTCACGCTCATATCCTTTTTCTTCGTCAAACCAATACAGATTTCTTGATTGAATTGTTGCTGTAATTGGTGATTTACCGTTTTTAAGTTTATAAATACGGTCTTTAATTTCCCACTTAGGAGCAGTTACTACTGCTTTTTCTTTTTTTGCCATGATATAATAAAATAAAAAAATTAAAATAAAGCCGGAGGCACCGTATTGGCACCTCCAAGCTTTAAAAGATATTATGCATTAAACAATACGAAATTGTTTGCGGCTTGTACAACTAAACATCTTTCAGATAAGTAGTGTACCTCCATTGCGTCTAGATCGCTTGTAGATGCTCCACCTACAGATCCAGTAACCCAAGACTTCATTCTTCGATCATCAGCTTCAGAAGCACGATAACGTACGTGAAGGAATGGTCGGCGAATATTTTTGCCCATTACTTGATCGTATACAGATGAAGTACCAGCAGGTACTAACACACCTTTAATGTCATTGATAAATCCACGAGTTTGACCGTCATTCAAATATTTCCAGTCAGTTTTGTAGAAGTCATAAGAACCTCTGCGGAAACCAGAGAAACCTAAATTCAATGCCATATCCTCGCTGTTTTCAAATACCCCATAAGAAGTACCTCCACTTCCGTAAGAGTTTTGAGAAGCTAGCCAGTCGTCAAGCTTTAGGTTTCGCTCACGGTTAAGGAAGAACATATTTTCTTCAATAGCCCCTTGAGCATCTAGTTTAGCAATAAGATCGCTTACATCAGTAGTAGTGTCAGCAACTGTGCCATCAAACATAGTAGCGGTATGTCCACGTGTTTCAATAGCAGAAAAAAGACCTTCTGTACCAACATCAGTTGTACTTCCAAGAGCTGTATCAACAGTGTTAGCAGCAGCGCCTTTTTCAGATTCAACTAGTGTCATTTCAAGATAATCCTCAAAACGAGTACGAGTTTCACCTTCAGCTTTGATATACCATAAATATCCAGCTTCACCAGATTCACCAGAAACCTCTACCCAGCCAATTTGAGCTGAATCAGAACCTGAGATTTCAAACTTGTCTTTAATGATAACAGGCTTGTTTGTAAAAGTACTGAAAGAAGGAGAGATTGTATCGCCCTGCATTCCACTTTGTCCTTTTGCAAATTCAGAACCAAATACGAAAAGTTTGATTTGGTCAGCATCGTCATAATTAGTGTCTAAATTAGCAGCATCATAAGGAAGAACTGTTAAAGTAGTACTAGAAGGTACAGCTGAAACATATCCTTTAGTAGTTGTGGTTCCATCAGAAATAACAACCAACTGACCTACACGAATAGCGTGACCAGCAGCAATAGTAACCAAACCTGAAGCAGCAGTTGTGATAACACAAGTATTGTCAGATCCTGTTCCGTAAGAAAGGTGAAGTCTATTTTGCTCAGACCAAACGATTTGATCAGAAGCCATAGGCATTTCAGCGCCTACCATACGTAGGAAAGAAGAGATAGAACGATTTCCATATCGCTCTACTTCTTGCTCATATAATTCAGGAAGGTACTGTTGAGACCAGTCATTAGTACCGTCTGTAAAGTTTAGGTAATTAGAAGCTAAAGCCTTTTTTACTGGAAGGGCTTCAGTTCCTTGAAAAGTAATTGCCATTTTTAGTAATTTTTAAGTTTAAGTTTAATTTTAGAAGTATCATCGCCAACTAATGCTCTTGCTTTGAAACCGCTTGGATCATTACTTTTTGTATAAACCCCTCTCGGGTCCATATTAATGTTCTTTGCTTTTTTCATGCTATCTTTCATTGCATCGGCTTTGCCTTGCTCATAAAAGTGATTTGCAATTGCATCAGCATTCATAGCTGTAAATAAAGACTTATGGTAGCTTTTAGCGTCATTCATAGTGTTATCTTCGTTTAGAAACTTTCTAATGAAATTATTAATGTCGCTTTGTTCTGATTTTACCTCTGCCGCGTCCTTTACATTAAACCTATATCGCTTGTCCCCAACCTTATATTCAAAACCTTTGAATTGGTCATTAAAAACTTGCTCAGTTTTTTGTAAAAACACAGACTTCTGTCTTTCAGCTATTTTTGATGTTTCTTCGTTTTCTTTGTTATATCTATTAAAAAAATCAACAGCTTTTTGTTGATCAGGTGTTAACCTAGAACTGCCTTTGATTTCTTCATAGTATTTGGTTTTTAGCCCTTCAAGCTCAGACTTAGCGCTAGCTACTTCTTCTTTGAATGCTAATTTTTTTCTTTTCACATCGCGTTCGTCATCAACTTCTTCGTCAAATGTAAACTTATCTTCAATAAGAAAATCAATTTCTTCAGATGATAGATGTGGTTTTGATTGTTGATAGTATTCTCTAAGTAACGCAAGATCATCAGTATTTGAATAATCTTTATTAAGCGCTACATAATCTTCAAGCGTTCCACCTGTTTCGTTTATAAAATCAACAACCTTTTGAATATTTTCAGGAAGCTCTATGCCTTGCTCCTCTTCTTTTTGAAATGCTTCTTCAACTTCTTCAGCAAGATCTTCAACTTCTTTTATTGTTTCTTCTTGCTCTTCCTCAACTTCTGGAAGCTCTTCTAGAATTACTTCTTCAGCTTCTTCTTGGTTTTCTTGTCCCACTTCTGGCAATTCCACTTCGGCTTTTTCCCCTGTTTCTTCAACCGGTTCATCTCCGCGTAGCACGCTGCCCTCTGGCTCTTGTTCTTGAACGGCATTTTCTTCTTCTTGTTTTTGTTCACTTGCAGGCGGTTGAGTTAAATCAACTTTATGCACTCCATCTTCAAATGTAGCACCTGCTTTTTCCTGCACAAGTTGTTCTTTTTCTTGTATTGATAGCTCTTCGCTCTCAACAACTTTTGCTTCAATGTTTTCAGACATAATAAAATATTATAAGATTATACACTATACATTACTTGGGTTCAAAAGAACCTAAGTCAAAATCACCACTAAGTATATCATTTCCTGCAGATTCAAATACTTTTGGTGGTAAATTGTTTTTTCTTTGATTAATAAGCTCACTCTGTTGTGATGCTTGTATTTTTGTTCGCTCGTCTTTGCGATCTTCTTTTTCTTTAATAGCAGACTTGGCAGTTTCAACCTCTAAACCCTTTAGCTGCATGTTCATTTGGAATTCAAGCTGCATTAAATCTTTTTTAAGTTGAGCTTCATTAGCTAATCTTTGCATTTCAAGCTGCGATTCTAATTGCTTAAGCTCTGCTTTTTGTGCTGTTAATGCTTGTTGCTTTTGCACCTCTGCCTGCGCAGCTACCTGTTGTGCCTGAGCATTAGCTTCTGATTGTGCTTGAATATTTTGTTGTTGCATTTGTTGATCACGCTCAAGCTTTTTCTTTCTGCGTATTTTTAGCATCTGGTTTGCTAACTGCACGTTTTTAATTTCGCGTAAATCAATAGCGTCTTCTAGTTCAATAAGACCAGCGCTTAATGCAGCTTGTATATTATTTTCAAGCTTTTGAGCTTCTTCTTCGTCTGGCATCAAATCAATGAATATACCAAAGTCATGCAAATGCAATTCACTTAATTCCGCTAGCGTTGCTACATTATGAATACCAATTGACTGTATAAACGCCTCTTTAGCTGGTGAATATTCAATTACATCAGCAATACGAAGTGATATTTTTTCAGCTGTTTCTGCAGTTAAGAATAAACCGCTTTGTAGTATATGGCGTGTAGCAGTGTTGCTATTTGCAGCCGCTAGCTTTTGCACACCTACCAATGCTTTTGGATCAGGCGATGTTCCGTCTCTTGCTTCGTTCAATCCGGTAGCATCTCGCATCATTTGTAAATAATAGTTATATGTACTTACAAGGGAAGCTATTTTATTACTACCGCTATTTGAATTAATTTCTTGAATAGGTACTTTGCCGGGATTCATATCGCCATCCGACGTAAATGATCTACCAATTACAGACCCAGTTTGGAAAAACATATTTAACGCTTCCTGCGGGTTGTAGTTTGTGCCATTACCCAAATCAATTTCAGCAAGACCGTCCGCATCTAAATAAACACCGTCAGGAACCATTCTTGACATTACTTGTTGCAGTTTCAGGTGTGTAAGCTGTATCATGTCCGCAAATGTAGTAATACGGCTAACTAATGATTCTATTCGCCCGTTGTACATTCTTGGCGCAACTATAGAATAATTCATTCTAACTTTTGCAGCATCACTTTTTGGTCGCAACATATTTTCACACAACTGCCATTTCAATAATACATTAGCACCTGGTATATACGCGCCCTCATAAAGCACCTCAATGTTTCTAGCTAATCTTTCAAATCTAGCACGCGGATCAATTGGTGGGTTAAAGTTTTCGTCTTTTACTATAACCTTTTCTGCGCCTGTAGCCGTATTTTTTAGCTTATAAATTTCGTTATGGAATGTTTTATAATTAAAATACAATACATCTACTGTGTTAATATCGCTTTTATTTGAATCAGGATTAAACTTATTATATGCTTTATAATTTGAATATCCTTTTGAATTAAGCTTTTCTAATTCTTCGTTAGTCAAATTAGGAAATTGCTTTTTTAATTCGTTTAGTGGTATTGTTTTTATTTCACCTATATAATATACATCATCAAAATAAGGTGACTCAGTGTATGAATAAACTAAGTTTGTAGGGTCAACATATTCTATTTTAATGCCCTCAGAGTTCGTATACGTTGTTTTTACAGCGGCTATACCTAATACTGCTAAATCGTAATAAAAACGTTTTTTAGTAAGTTCGTATCTATTTTTTTCAAAGGTAACTGTAATTGCCTGCTCCTCTGCAATTTCTATAGCCTCCTTGTAGCTTAATTGCATGTGCAAATCCAACTCTTCTTGATTCGCTGGTAAATCCGCTAATCCACTTTCTTGCGTATTTATACCAAACTCTTGTTGTATATAAGCATCAAGCTCTTTTGCCTGCATATCACGAAGTATACTTTCCATATATTGAGTACGCTTTTCAACACCAAATGGATCTTGTGAGTATGCTTTTACATCATAAGTTCTGTTAGCCATACCATTAACAACTATATCTACAAATTTAGGTATAATTGGAACTGGCTTCCAATCTAAATTAAGATACGACAAATCACCATTAATTGATAATTCATCTTTATATTTTTGTACAGATTGCTCACCACGTGCGTATAATCTTAACTTATGATAAGAATTCTGATTAATATAAAAACGATTACCTGATGAATCTCTTTTAAACCATTCATGCTCAATTGCTTTAGCCACATCTAGCCCAAACTTTGAACTAGCTTTTTCAACATCGCTAAGCGCTTGACTTGGAAAATGACTTTTTGAAACGGATTCAGCCATAATTTTTTATTAGTTTTGATTTTATGCCTTCG